ATGCGGTGGTTCTCGTATGCATCTTTTCGGGAATAATAGATGATAAGAAACCCTTAATAACTTGGGGATCAACAACGGGAGTTTCATTTGTGGAAGTGCGAACACTAGAAACTTCGAAAGAACTTGGGAAGCGTTCACCATTACGGAGAAATGAAATTGTTTCTAGATGTGCTGGTTCTCCACCAGCAGCCCCCGCTGGTTGTCCGCCACCAGCAGCTCCACTATTAGCAAGGGAAGGCATGTAAGTAAGGAAACCATCTTGGGATAAATTATTAACAAATGAAGAAGGAACAAAATTAACAAAACAACCCAATACTTTACTTAATCCAAGATTAAAATTGACAATAGAGTTTGTAGTTTCTAGCGTTGAGAAATATGAAGTAATGGAGTTAAATGATAATACACCTTTATCGGGTGATGGTTCACCATAAGCTACTTCACAAGCAACCTCAAGTTTAGATAATTCATAAAAACAATTTGCAATATTACCAGTTGTAGCATCACTCGAATAGAAAAACTGACTATCGGGAGCAAGGTGTATCTCAATTTCTAGAGGGACTTTTGAGAGAGGCAATACAGTCCCACCAAGAGTTAGACCCGAAGGTAATGGAATACAAAACTGACTTTCACGAGTATTACGAATAACACTATCACGATAAGCTTGGTAATTAGGATAGATTAAAGCAGTTTCTCCAAGATGACCCGCTACATCTTGCATACCCGCCATAACTGGAAGATATGAAGACATGAAACGACCATAATGTCTAATGTGTTCTATTACTTGTTTAGTTTCAGCATGTCTAAATACAAGTTGGTCTATAACACCATAAGCACCGAGTTTATGAGACCCCATTAATTCACTAGCAGCAGCATCCGTAGGGTGAAGTGTACCAGCAGCATCACGCCATATATTAAGATCACCAGCAAGACGAAGAGTAGATAAATCTAACATAGCATCTTGGCGACCAAGTGTAACAGTAAGGACGGGATTACCACGGGCAAATGAAACCTTACCACTTGCGGGAACATTATTCGGTTGTATCGATAAATACTTTTTAGCAACACTCATTTTATATTATTATATATAAAATAATTTTAAAATAAAAAATAAAAAAAGATAGATAGAAAATATTTAAAGTGATACTACAACACTTTCACCCTTAATACTAATGCGTCTCAAGTGGAACATAAAGCAGTATAAGAGTTTGTTGTGCTGGGGAGCTCTATCAGCACCAGCAGCATTAGTTTCATTATATAATAGCTGTAATTGATTTGTTTTGTTATTGAGGTTTGCAACACCATCATTAAGAGCATAGGCACGACCAATTAAAAAGTTTCTATTGTAATCTACAAAAGACCTTGGGACTATACCAGCTTGATTAAGTGCTTTTTCTAATTCGATAAGTGGCTGTGCTGCTATTGATACACCCTTGTTAATCTTTGATACATCAATAGGTCTAGTTGGAACAAGTTTATCATCAATAACAAACTGATAATTTGTAAGGTGGTCTATAATACCAACTTGTCCCGAACGGATAGAATGGAGGCGTCCATCCATAGTAGTATTTTCTTCATCATAACATTCTTTAGATCCCGAAATTAAATCAGCACTATTTAGAACCTTCGCATCACTCGGCATTACAATCATCGCCTTTGCCCGTGTATTAGATACTGCAAGATTAACTGTTGCGTTTCTATTAGATGATAATAGTGAATGTTTGTAGTTAGTAACACTTGGAATATCAATATCAATTGAGCCACCTTCTCTCATCTTTCTCATCATCCCAGCTTCATATCGGGGGTCTACTGATACTTGCTGTGCTACAATCTCCATATTCGAAAACAAACATGTAGCAGCATAAGAAGTTTTTGCTGCTAGGATTTGAGCTCCATCGCTAATTTGTGTGCGGAGTGTATCAATAGAAGCACTAAATACAATAAAGTTATTTGATGTAGCTTCTAATCCAGTCCCAGTACTGTTATTTTGGAACTGTTCTAATGTTAGTTTAACATATCCATTATCTATTGTAATATCAGTAATCTTGGGGTAAGCTGCGTCTCCCGCTGCTGTTGTATATAAATTGCAAGAACGATTAGGATTTGTTGCATCACAAATACCAACACGTTCACCTTTTACAAAAGGACAATTTTCTACACTTGTCATGTTATTTTGTTTGCCTAAAAATATTTCAGTAACATTAGTAGCATCATTAATAGCTAATGCTGTCCCAGCATCATCTACACCATGAAAGATTGGATTTTGTTTCATTCTACGAAAACGATTTACACTATCTAACTGTTTAATAAATCTTGCGGGGTCTTCTAAATCTACTTCTATAAATAGACCATTAGTCATCATAACTGGGAAAATCTTATCACCACCATCAGCAAATAGTCCAGTATGGATTGGGAGAGAAAGTTTAGCAGTCAAGAAGTCATCCTCCGTCCCCCAATTACGACCAGCGGGAACAGTCCCAACTGCCTTGTAATAAGGATTGGTTCTTGTATCAATATTAGTAGAAACTGATGTACCAAGTGTGCCTCGGTTCTCAATAGTATCAACAAGCGTGCCTTCTTTTAATGCCCTCATCTTTCTCATGCTCTCATCTTGATTGTATGAATACTGGATTTGGACTTTAGCATTATATTCACTTATTTCTTCTAAAAGAACAGCACGATTGCCCGAATAAATACGAATATTTTTAATACATGCTTGACCTCCAATAAAAGGATCTAAATGGATGCGGGTTGGGTCAGCCCCCGAAGGAAGAGCAAGTTTAATATCAAACTGCAAATAACTATTTTTACCATCTAGAAACTTAACAGTTGGCGGGATTTCGAAATCAACTCTGCGACCCGATTGTCCCGCCGTCCCCGTGTAGGACTGCCCGTTGGTGGATGGGATAGAAACTTGTGTTTGTGAAACTTTGATTTTATCATCATTTCTCCAATAAGAACTCATTTTATAATATAGTAATATAAAATAAATCTTTTAAAAATAAATAAAAAAAAATAAAAAATAAAAAATTATTGAGTTCGTCCTACAGCTTGAGTAACAACATCGGTAGTAGTTTCTCCCCTTGCTTGGGATTGTATATCTTCTTGTGCGGTTTGTTTACTCACATCAGCAGCTTTCTCTTCACCAATACCTTCAGCAATACTACCTCCAACACTAACCAACGCTCCAACAGCTTCTAATCCAATCGACCATGGAGTTATGCCTCCCGTAGCTGCTCCCAACACTTCTAATGAACTACCAACAAGATTAGCAATATTACCATATTGAGATGCACTATTAGAACCAAATGCCTCCATACCACTTTTACCCTCCATCAATCTACCTATATCTTGGAAAGCATCTATACCACCTCCTAATCCAGCAACACCAACCCTCCCAACTTTACCCGCTGTTTTAGCAAAATCTCCTATTGCTTCGGCACTAGTTTTAACACCAGCACTACCAGCAACTTCACTTGCTTTAGCTGCGTCTTGTTCTGCTAATTTAGCTTCTGCTGTATATTCTTCTCCACGTTCTACCTCCTCACCCAATCTTAAATCTCCAGTTGCAGTCCTTTCAGCTATACTTTCGAATGGTGCTCTTTCAGCACCCGCTTCTCTTGCTAATGTTTCTTCTCTTGTTATTGGTAGTTCTTTAAATCCTCCCAAAGTTCTTGCTGTTTTACCTATTGTAGTTTTACCTATCAAAGCAAGTTTACCACCAGCAGTACTACCACTTAATATATTTTTTTGTAATTTACTACTTCTATCTTCATCTTGTTCTAAATTAGATTGGTCTAACTGCTCTGCAAGAGAATTGTTAAAATCTTGATTAGCTTGGTTTATTTCTCTTGCTGCTTGTGTTTGTGCGTTTGCTTGTGAGATTGATGCTCCCGAACCATATAAATCCATATTTATAATATAGTAATATAATTTAATTATTTAATTTTTTTTAAAATAATTTTTTATATCCTTCTGCTATTTTTGTCTAAAAACTAATATATGCTGATGATGGATTTGTTTGCATATCTAAATATAAAAATGAATATGGAGCATCTTCTATTGCTTTCTTGTATAAATCCATAAATATATTAGGGAATAAATCTCCATATTCTTCATTTATCTTTTCTAACTCTTTATTATTTTGCTGCTTCATGATGACAACATCCGTGGCGTTGTTTCGAATTAAACCACTAACAGCACGGAAAGATTGAGTTGTAAAAGCAAGTAATCCAATACCATAATGTCTAAATCTTGTTGCTAAAAATGAAACTGCATTTGTCTTTTTAAAATCTTTTGTTAAAATATCATCTAAAACTAAAGCTATTGATGGACGTTCGAAATCTTCATATTTCTTTTGACTTTCGATTATTTCAGTAACCATTTCATCGGTATAATGATCTTCACACTCAAAATATTTATTCATGAGTTTACCTTTAGGGTCAGCATTTAAAGTATTACTTATAATCTTTACAATATCAAACTTATCTTTATACATTTCGGGATTGCATAATAAATTAACTAATAAATTAGATTTACCTTGTTTTACTGATCCAACAATTAAAAGTAATGATGGTGGTTGA